GCCTTTCCTGTATAGAATATCCATTTATTTCTTTTTAGAAGGGCAAAATCTCCTTGAGTCTTCTTGAGAAGAAGAGAGTGTTCTGTAAGGAGTTGAAGATATTTGGAGTGGAGTGAGGGTATACGTAGAGCCTCAACGTCCAACTCCATATCGTTGATTTTGAGATCTCTTTTTACTTTTTCTTGTATTTCGGATAATGTCATAATAAAATTTCAAAGTTGAGTCGCTCAAGGCACCCAAGTATGTTGTCGCACATGAATCGAGTGGACTTATTTAATCAAAAATATGTCTGAGCGACTCAGAAGTATTTATGTCGCATTTTTAAACTCATAATACATATATCTGAAAGATGCATCTACTCTTATGTACTCTACATCTCCAGCATCAACTATCAAATCTATACCACCCAAACTTGTAGGAAATAAATCTCTAAAGTGTACTTCAACCTTGGGGATATTCTTTGAATTATAAAATGTCATTGTTGCATCTGAATATATGGCTGTTTCGGATTTAGTGGTATTAGCACCAGCCTGACTCGCATAGGTTTGTCTAGATGCGCCTGGAAAATTATCATTTACCTGGCCTTCAGATAATACGTTTGCAAATTGAGAATGTTGTTTTGGAAATCCAATACCTACCAACCATTCCCATATTTCTCTGTAATTTTTTAGTTCCTCATCAACAATAAACTGTATATTCAGAGTGTCAAAAGTAAGTTTGTCACCAGATATTGGCATATCTGACATGGGTGTAGGAAACTGAGCCTCTCCTAGAGTAATGCCTGGGATATTTGCATTTGTACAAAACCAAGTTACTAAAGGTAGACGATCAAATCTAATTCTCCATTGATTTGGAGAAGCATAATCGTATGTTGTGGGTTGACTTGTATTGGACATAATTTACCTATACAAGTATTTAGGTGGGATCTAAGAGGGGAATCTCACCCCTCTTAGAAATGTGATTACATGATGTTTGTAACCTTGGCACGCCTGTAGTAACAGTTTGCATTATCATTGAATGGTTGAGCATCACTGTTAATCGCTCCAGTTGATCCAACTTTTGCGAAAGGATTCTCGGCCATTCCGTAACGTGTCTTGAAGGCAATCCTTGGTTGAAAGGTTGTCTCAGAGACGGCACGTACCATTTGCAGTGGAACGTATGGGCAGTAGAACAGTCCTGCATCATAAGCAGACGATCCACGATATCCAGCCACATACCAATCACTGGCACCATCAACAGCTGATGCATAAGGATCGACATAGACTTTGATACGTCCATTAATTGTTCCGGCAAATGTATTTCCACTTGGGGAAGGATCAACATTCAAGTTGCTTGACATTGCAGGTGCATAGTCAAGTACTCCGGCCATTGACAAAGCAGATGCTGTGTCAGCGGAACACATCAGAATGTTTCCTTTTCCTCGGCGAGTTCTGATTCCGATTGCATTACAATCTTTCTCAATTTGGAAAAGAAGTCCTTTGAACTTCTCAACTGACCAACGACCATTGGAGTCCAGATCAAGATTGAATGTTCCGTTACCAGCTGCACAACCTTGAGCTCCTACTTCAGCAGTAACATAGATTGTACGGATAACTTCTCGGTTGATCTCTTGAAGAATCTCTTGACTCAAGATATTCGACAATTCGGATTCTGCATCCAGACCATGAATTGCTTTCAGGTCTTGTGCAAGTTCCATTGTGTAACCGGCATGGAGAGCTCTAGATCGAGCTGTAACAGTTGCCTTCTCAATAGTAAATCCCATTTGAGAGAAAGCTGGTGATCCACCAACTGCATAAGATTCTACAGCAGAAGTAGAATCACCCGGCTTTACGTTGTATGAACCAGCCTGGTCAGAACCAGAAGCAGTTGTAGATTCACCCCAAATGTCTGGTTCAGTTGTTTCATTAGTTGAAGGAGCTGTACCTCCATTTAATGCGCCTGGATTTGATCCAGTTTGTCCTACAAAATTAGCATTTGAGAAACCTGTATCTGCCTCATCATGAAGAGCTTCAGCATCAGAGACTTGTCCACCATCTGCCGCACGAGCCTTCATAGCAAAAATAAGTCCTGTAGGTCCACTCATAGGTTGGACTCCGCACACATCGTAAGCAATGAGACTTGGCATTGCACGGCGGACTAACGAAATAAGAACTGGGTCCCAATTAGCAACATCGGAACCAGTAGTCATGTCAGCTTCTGCTAACATTTGACGAGACTCTTTCAGTTCTCGTTCTTGGTTTTCCAAGATAACAGCGGTAACTGCACGCTTATAAGCATCGTTGATCTCTGGGAGATCGGGATGATTCAAAACTGGTTGCCACTTCTCTTGGAGTTGTTCTGAATTAAACATAAGTTCTCCTTAAAAAGTATTCAGATTATTTTTTATCCCGCTTTGCATCTTTTCCAATAGCAGTCATATACTTAGACATTGTATCAGAAAAATCAACGGGCGTTTCAGTGGTGCCTTCTTCTGTCAAAACTTCACCAGTTTTAACTTCTGTGGCTCCAAAATAACTCTCTTTGATTGTTTGAAGTTTTTCCTTATAGGAATCTTCATCAGAGAATTCTACATCTTCAACCAGACTTTGGAACTTCTCAGTTTCAGTATCAGTCATCCCATTAGCAACGTCGGCAATCATGGACTCTTTTACGAGTTCACCTTTTGCCTTTTTCAACTGAACATTCTCTTCAATCTGCTTGTTCAACTTTTCTTCTAACTCTTCGATTTTCGATAAGTTAGCCTCCAGAATGTCATACTTCTCATCTGGAACATCAATATAGTGGTCTTCAAAAAGATTCTTCAGTCCACTAATAAAGTCTTCTGCAATCTCACCTTTGAGTCCACGCTCAATGGCAAGTTGGTTGTCTTCCATCCATTGTTCAACAACATAGTTCATGTAGTCATCAACTTTCTCAACCAGATCATTCATGGTTGACTCAGCCATATCTTCCATTACTTTGTCGTTGTCCTCTTGAATTCTTTCGAGTTCGGCACGGACTTTAGATTTGACGGCTGTTTCAAAAATTGTAGCAGCCTTTGTTTTAAATTCTTCGGAAAGTTCTTCTCCGTCTACCAGAGCATTGACATCATCAGAAACATCTAATGAATCGACTACTTGATCAATGGATTCTTTAGCAACTTTTTTGCTTTCCATTTCCTCTTCTTCGTCTTCGTCCTCTTCCTCTTCTTCTTCGTCCTCTTCTCCAAGGACAGTTTTTCCGTAAAGATTTGCAAGATCCTCTTTCTTCAGACCTTTCATGTGGTCTACGAGTCCTGCAAGAATTTCTGATTTAAGTTTAGGCATCTCTTGAATTTCTTCAACTTCTTCCTCAACTTCAGCTTCTTCAGCTTTGTATGATTTATCGCCAGATGAAGCTTTAGGTGCAGATGCGGATGGTCCATCCATATTCTTCTGCATATCGTGAGGTTGTTGTTTCAGTTTAGAATTACTGCCCTTTGTCTTAGGAGCAACAGCTTCCTCTACTGATTCTTCCTCAACCACTTCTTCCATCTCTTTATTGAGTTCTTCAGACATATTAAGTCTCCTGAGTAAATTTGTTAATTATATTTATAAGATTAGAGTTTTGAAAGGAATGATTCAAAGGCTTCTGCCTGTTTATTTGCGGATGCAAGTCTGTGAATTCGTGCAACTTCAGATTCTCTAAGAATCCCATTGTCCCAAATCCATTCCTTACCTTCCATAATTCCTTCCACAAACGCTTCTGGTGCTGAAGGATCTGCAACAATATCCCCTGCTGTCGCAAGATAAAAATCATCTTTGACATAGTTCGTGTTACCCTTCTTTTCAAGTGTTCCCATTCCTCTACTAGAGACTCCAAGTTTTGCACCTGCATTTAGCAATTCTTTGACGATTTTTCCGTTAGGAGTGTCAAGAATCTTTGCTTTCCCGATGATATTTTTACCTTCGGGTACAAGTTCCTCAATCAAGTGAGAAACCCTATCCAGATTGACAGTTGGTCCGTCTGGATGACCTAGTTCTCCGAAAGCTCGTTTCTTCTCGACTAGTTCTTTATTGTATCTATTGACTTCTTTTTCCAGTACACCAAAAGGATATACCCGACCATTTCTATTTTTAGTCTCGGCCTGCATGAAAACCCCTTGGATTTTCATATCTTTACCATTTTTCCCTTCGGTAAGGATCTGAAAGTCATCATACATTTCTGTGATTAATTTCATATTACCTCTTAGTGTATTTTATGTACTACAATAGTAACATAAGTGTCTGTACCAGTTACAGTAACTCCGATATCAGCTGTATCTGATCCTCGCAAAGCAACTCCAGCTTGTCGATAATTGATATTACCAACCAAAGGACCACCAGATCCAGCTGTTAATTTCATTGCTTGTGTTCCACCTCTGTCAATATCTAAAGATCCACCAGCTGCAATTTGGTAAAAAACCTCTACGATTCTTGCACCAGTTACAGTAGCTTCATCTGCGTGTTTTAAATCAGCAAGAGTAATTTCCCCATCAGTTGTATCTATATGAAGAATCGCTCTGTCAAATGAGTTCTTTTCGATTGTATTTGCCATAAGTTATCCTAGATTGTAAGCAGTTCTTTGTCAAAGTATTTCATAATATCTTTTTCTTTGACACCATTTTTCTTGGCGACTTGTGTTACTGTTTTGTCAAATGTACTCAAAAAATCAGATGGTTTTTTCTCCAGAGTTGCATACAGTTCATCAACTGCTGTCTTCATCTTAGGAGTTAATTTTTTATATTCTGCTGATTTTTTGTGTTCATTCTTTTCTATGACAGATTGATGAAACTCACTAAACTTCTTCACTGGCATCGGCATCCTGTGGGATATGGTGCTTGACCAATGTATTTGCAACTTCAACTCGTTTCAGATCCAAAGCATCTCCAATTTTTTGTGATATAACCTCTTTGAAGGCATTTTCAGCTTCAATCTTGTTATCATCAATCAATGCGTTGATCATATTTGGTATAGACATAATTTATCTCCTGCTGTCAATTTGTAATTGTTCTTCTTCTGGTTCATCATCTTTAGGTTCGTCTTTTGGTTCATCATCACCGCCTTTATCATCATCTCCACCACCATCATCGTCATCTACGTCAATATCTGGTGGAGGCGGTTCAGCCTCAATAGACTTTTTCATGTCATCAATTTCATCTTCCGTCATTCGGAAAACGTGTTTTTGGACATATTCCTTAGAGAACCACTCGCCAATATATGGCTCCATAGTATTTAGTATTTCTAATCGGTCACGCAATAGATCCATATCACGCATTTCTGCATAATGACCATCTTTGAGATATGATATTATAATATTATCTCTTATTGCGGGCCAGTCTTCATCTGTTATGACACCCTTGAGTAATAATTGAGTCTTCAAGAGATCCATAAACAGTGCATTAAACTTTCTTCTGAGTTTCTGCACAAACTTAGTGAATTTTACCTCATCTCTTGTAATTTCTGCACCTCTACCCAGATTGAAGCCTGGACTTGGTTCTTCTAAACGACTTGCAGGAATATTAAGAGATCTATAGAGTTTGTTTCTAAAATACAGAATGTCTTCGATTTCTCCAAGATTTTGTCCGCCTGGAAGTGTGGTAATTTCAGTCCCTCTTCCACCTTCTCTCCTTGGAAGCCAGAAATCTTCCAACATACTCATTTGATTTCTGTCATCTCGTATCTCACCAGTTGCATTGTTATACACCAGTTTGTTTCGATACCGATTCATGACATCTTTGAGATAAGCCTCTGCTTTTACTTTTGGTAGGTTTCCAACATCAATGTAGAAAATTCTTCGTTCTGGAGCTCTTGCAATCCTGTAGATTACAACTGCATCCTCAATCATTCTGAGTTGGTTTACTGGTTTGATTGCTTTCTGAAGGTATGAGAGTACCAAATTTTTCTGAGGGTCATGTAACCCAGATGGCACAAAACAAATAGAGTCTTTTGAAATCTTAAAAGATCCAGCTGTTGCAGTAGATATTCCCTTTTCGTTATATAAAAAATATTCTTCTTTTATTTTTATAGTAGGTGATCCCTTAGATGTACCAGCTTTTTCTATTTTTCTCACTAACTTTATTTTTGTCGCATCAACATATCTTAATTCTAATATTCCTTTTTTGGGATCTGTCTCATCTATGACTTTATGATAATGTAGTCTACCATCAATATACCATCGTCTGAATATATCATGGGCCTTATTGTTGAAATCCAACAGCCGGAGTATTTGTTCAAACTCGTACTTTACTCTATTTTTTATTTTTGTAGAATAAGGAACTTTGTCTGTCAGTATAGATACAGTATCTTTTAATTCTTCTGTATTTACTGATTCATTAACAATGTCCTCAATTGCAAGATCACATTCAGGATGTTCGGCCGTACTTCGATATTTACGAATAAGATCATATTCGTTCTTAGTCTGACCTTCTATATCTAGAAATTCGCTGTAGAAACCAGCTGTAGTAGTTGCGCCTGTTTCAGGTTCAGGGAGAACAAAAGTTGGTTGATCTCCCTGTTCCTTCGGCGCTCTTGTTATTTGAAAACCAAATAAATTCGCCATAAAACTCCGTAATCAATATTAAATATTTATACGGATTTTTAACTGGTCGTATTGGTTTCAAAAAATTGGTAGCGGTATGTTACTTCAAACTCCTCTACAGCATCATTTGTGTCATACGCCAAGTCAATATTAGCTATTGTCAATGGGAATAACCCTCTGAAGGTATAGGATTTGATGACTGTTCCTGCACGATCCAGTTGATCTACGAATGCATCAACTTGGTAATCAGCAGGATTTTCCAGACCACTATTATCTGAAAGAGCATTGATACCATTCATCCATCGCTCCATGGCATTACGGATGAGAAAATCAGTATCGTTCATGATGGTTGTTGTCCACGTTTCAAATGTTCTGTCTCCTGCAATATACAGTGACCGACCACGAAATGGAACAGCAACTTCACCAAGTGTCATTCCTGGCAAATTTGTTGCTTTTGTAAGGAAAGACATTACCCTTGTTTCTCCACCTTGTGCAGAGAAGCCGGGGAAAGGCATGGTGACTTGGAACTGGTTAGCTCTTGCACCACCACCCTTCATTACTGCTTTGAAGTCATTAATATTTGCCATTTAGTCCTCCTTACGCCCCAACTACTTCACTGAACGCAACACCAGTTTTCGTGGCGATGAAATTCAGAGAAATAAAGTTAATAGACCGAGCAGGCTTGATGTAAATATCAGCGACAAACTCGTTACGATCAATAACCGAGCCTGGGTTATTGGTTTCGTCACAAACTACCAAGAAATCGGTGACACCTCTTCGACCTTGCACATCTCGCAAGAAAGGTTCAACCATGTTCCTGAATCCAGCTCGTGTGAACTCATCATTGAATTCAAACAGCATGAACTTAGCAGCAGTCGAGATTGCTTTCTCAAGAGTGATGAACAATCTTCGTACATTGATTCTATCAAATGCACTTG